GTGTGGATTTTCCACCACCGTTGCGCCCATCGTACAATTGGGGCACAAACCCGTGTTTTGTGACGTAGAACTCACTACGTATGTTCCGAGTGTAGAACAACTCAAGAAGGTTGTCACGGAAAACACAAAATGTATCCTTCTTCCAAACTTGATAGGAAACACACCCGATTGGAAAGCCATCCGTGAAGCATTTCCAAATGCAATTTTGTTTGAAGATTCTGCCGACACGATCACGAAGACTGAGTGCACGGATTTAAGCACCACGAGCTTCTATGCCAGTCATGTCATCACCGCAGGTGGTGTGGGTGGCATGGTCATGTTTAACGACGAAGAACATCTGAAGCGCGCACTCATGTACAGAGATTGGGGTAGAATCGGTGATAACATCGAGGAACCGAGTGAGCGATTCAATCACTCCGTCGACGGTATTCCATACGATTGGAAGTTTTTGTACGGAGTCGCGGGGTATCACTTGAAGGCATGTGAAATGAACGCGGCGTTTGGTCTCGTACAGCTCGATAAGCTCGAAGGTTTCCTTAAGAAGAGGCGCGCAATGATTGAACGGTATCTCGAAAACCTCAAGGACACGGAGTATTACACACTCCCAGATGATTCGAGAAAACCAAACTGGCTCGCAATTCCACTGCAGTGTCCTGATAGACTTGAATTGGTTAAATACCTCGAAGAAAATGATGTTCAAACGCGCGTCACGTTTGCCGGTAACATCACGAGACACCCAGCGTTCAGAGAGTATCTCCAAGATTTTGAAAACGCGGATAAGATCATGAGAGACGGATTCCTTCTAGGTGCACATCATGGTTTGGAAATTGAAGATGTTGACCGAGTGTGTGAACTTCTAAAGAATTTTAAACCAAAACCAAAAGGTAAGTATTTTCATTAAACAGCTTAAAACAGGTAATTTCTAATATATAAATGCCTACTGCCCTCGTCACGGGAGGATGTGGGTTCATCGCGTCCAATTTTATCAACCGGATGAAAGACAAATACCCGGATATTGAGTTTGTCACCGTTGATAAAATGGATTACTGTTCAAGCACCAAAAACATAGATGATGGGAAGGCGACCATTATTAAGGGAAATGTGGGTAACGCCGAACTCATTGAACACCTCATACATGAATATAAGTTTGATTACGTGTTTCACTTTGCGGCACAAAGTCACGTAGACAACTCGTTTGAAAATGCGCTCACGTTTACGAAGGATAACGTACACGCGACACACGTGTTGATAGAGGCGTGTAGATATTTCCTACCAAACGTTGAATTCATTCACTTCAGTACAGATGAGGTATATGGTGAAAGTCTCACAGACGTACCGTTCACGGAAAAGGACGCGGTACTCAAACCAACAAACCCTTACTCAGCATCCAAAGCGGCAGCCGAAATGCTCGTGCGTTCATACATTGAATCGTTTGGTATGAACGTCAAGATCATCAGGTGTAACAATGTCTATGGCCCAAACCAGTACCCAGAGAAGCTCATTCCAAAGTTCAAGAAACTCCTCAAAGAAAACAAAAAGTGTACCATTCACGGGACAAAAAGTGCTCACGTGAAAAGAGCATTTATGCATGTGGATGACGTCGTCGACGCAGTAGATACCGTTTGGAAAAAAGGTGAAAAGGGTGAAATATATAACATAGCTTCAGATCATGAACTCACAGTCATGGAAGTGACAAAACTCATCATAAAAACCATCAAAAACACGGAAGACTACGACGCATGGATAGAGTATGTAAACGACAGGCCATTTAATGATAGTCGGTATCACATATGCGCCGACAAACTCAAGTCACTTGGATGGAAACAGAAAAGAAACATGGATGATCTGATTAAATTTCTCAGTACATAACATATAAAATGGTTGATCTGAAACAACTTCAGGCACTCGCCAACAACGCAAAAGTTGAACTCGAGATGTCGAACGGTACACTCGGTTTAATCATCATGATGGGCATCTTTTATATCGCGATCACCAGCGTCGGTGTCTCTACATTCAACAAGTGTAGCCAGATCCAAGATTCCCAAAAGTGGAAGAACTTGAAGGGGTTCTTGAGTCACACCATGACCATGGCCATCACGACCATCGCGACGCTCATCTTCGCAAAGTTCGCGAAGTCTGAGGCCGCCGTTTTCGGTATATTGTTCGGTATCTTCGGTACCATCGCGTCTTCCATGACTCTCGCCATGACCAATGAGTGCAAGGACTCCGCCGATAAGTCTGCCCGTAACTTCGGTATCGTGAGCTTGATCGGTTACTTGCTTCTCATGCTTGGTTCTCTTTTCATGATGTTTAGAAAGAGAGGTGGCAAACTCCCATCTTTCAAGAGGTCCGCAGTGGGTTCGTCTGCTCCAGCGGCCCCGGTGAGTCCCATAGAAACAACACCATTGTCTCAAAACATGCCAATTACAACGAGCACTCGATTATAATCTCCGTACACAATAGATGGATAAACGAATCATCGCGTTGATACTATTGTGCTTCTTTAGTTGTGTCGGGTCAGTCATGGCCATATTAGGTGGACTGGACGCTAAAAAAACGGGTGAAATAGAAGGCACAGAAGAGTACTACATGAAAAAGTATGAACTCCAAAAACTGAAAGACATCCTCAATGATGCCGTCGCGGCGGATACACAGATTGTACCCCCAGAAAAAACGGCGGGTGATTTCGTAGACATAGATGAGTACATCGAATATAAAATTCAGATGTCCGCAGAGAAAAAACAGAGAGATGAAATCATAGAACGTTCTCAACCACACATAGATAAGTTAAAACGATGGTGTGCGGAACACTACGATGCCGTCGACAAGTTTAGAAAGTCAAAAACGAAAATCACGTATTTGAGTGGTACACAAGTCTCAGCGGGTCAGTTTTACGGTAAGTTCATGGAAGGGGTTTCAGATGAGGGTAAATTGTTACTTTTTAAAATTTGCAGAAAGTAAATATGCATGTAGTCGATTCGATTCGAATCCTCTTAATGCTCCTGTCTTATGTGATGCAGAAGACAGGAAGATTAACGTTCGAAGAAAAATACAAAATGTTAGAATTCATAGGTACACTCGCAAAACACACTACGTTTACGCCTCGTATTTCTGGCGACGATACAACTGCACGAGTGTGTATACACCTAATAGAAGACCTGCAGCGGAGTACATCGCGTAGTAATTTGAACCCTGCCTGTATTGATAGACCGTCCACAGAAGGCTCGTGATGATACCAGAAATGACGTAAGCTCTGTCGTATTCTTCGAGTCCCTTCATGTTGTATATATTATTGAATTCGTTCACCAGCTGGTACACACCCATGGATACGGCAACGAACACAATAGTCTTGTCGACGTCCATTATTAATAATTAAAGAATTTATTTCTATGATAAACATAAATGGAGAACACAGATAACGCACCAGAAAATGTCATCAGCGGTTACGCGAGTGACAAGACGAAGGAAGCGAAGCAGGTCATCGAGCGCATGAAAGCGTTGACCAACCGATACAAGAAAACTGGTATCAACAAGGAAAACATCTGTGGAATCGTATCGACGCTCATGATGGAAGTCAACAAGCTCAAGGGTTTGAAGGGTCCAGAAAAGAAGGAACTCGTGATCGACTTGATCTACTCTTTGATTGAACAAATCGATGAAGGTGAAGAAGATTCCGAACTCGAAATTGTTCTCAAGAAGATGGTTCCACCAATGATTGATAGTTTCTCCGTAATGCTAAAGGTATCTAAAGTTTGCAGCTGTTTTGGTAAGTAGGATGAAGTTTCCATCTTTGGAAACCATGGTCATATATGGAATTTACACCATAAGAGATTTAATTTTGTACTCTGAAAACAAACTTGTACAAAGGAACATACGTGTTTTAAATGAATGCGACAATTGTTGCTTTGTATTCGAAGGTTCGGTCTGTGAGAATTGCAACCACCTTAAAAATAACGCGCTCGTATTCAATAAACATGAAGTTTCCGGTCGTCACCACTTACACTACTAAGTTTTTTCGAGTCTGTCCAAAGTGATTGTATATGCTGTGCAGAGCGAAGACTCATCAAACAACTCCAGCGCGCGTGCTCTAAGAAGGGGTACAGGGCACACAAGTTTACGTCTTGGGTTAACAGGAAATATGGTACGTTAGTGATTTGCCGAGAAACCAGTTATGGTGAGGGTATATCACTACCGTGTGTTTTATGCAGAAAGGTCATAGAAAAACACGACATCAAATGGATGGCGTACGATGGCCAAAATTGGGTACACAGTGCCCGTTCAGAAGAACTTCCTAAATCGAAACCGACAAATAAACAAAAGCGTCTCTTACGTTTTGGACTTAATGATGAGTCCTAACGCCGATTCCAAATTGTTTTGGTTTCGTTTGAGTGGTTTATCTCGTTTTAATCGGAGTGTTTCATTCTTTCCAGTCGCACTCTTTATTTCATCCATCTTCTTTGTGTTTGAAATAATTGGTATGACTTTGCTTTCTAGGGGTTTCTTATCTATTTCTTTAGGTTTCTCTTTGTCTACGACGCTATCGTTCCTAAATTCTTCTATGGTCATGGTTCCACCGAACACGTCGAGTTCTTCGCGGAGAGGTGCTATCCGGATGGAACCGAGTTTGTTGTATAGCTTCTTGCGCATGATGATTATATTACTACATATAATTCCACCACGTGTTATACCATACTTATCGATGGCGTATCTTTTCATACAACTCCAGGAACAAAATCCACCACACGTATAAAATTTATTACGCTTTTCATCATATTTGTATGGTAATTCTAAGGTATCACCTTCAAATGGGTGACAACACCACCAACACCACATAATTTAGATTTATATATAAGTCTTTAAGTTTATATTTTTTTCTCAGTACATCACAAATCATGGGTGGGGGTGGAAGTTCTACCATCAACCAAAACTTTAATATGAGTGTAGTCAATGACGTGATGTATAATTCTGTCACAAACAACGAAACCATCAATGAAAACACCATGCAAAACATTCAAGGTATGCAACTCAAGGTGTTGAGAAATGTTGGGTGTAACATTGAGACCGATCAAACGATCACCTCGAGTTTCATGGCGACGACGGAGCAGATTGCTCAAAGTTTCCAACAAGTAGAGAACGAAATCGTATCCGAATTGCAGGCACAGGCGGGAGCCGCACTCGATAAACAGACCCAGATGGGGAACCTGCAATTCGGTGATCGCCAAAACGTAAATCAAGATATTAATACAGAAATTGAAAACATCGTGAGAACTAACCTTGAAACCAATAACCTCACGAAGACTATCAATGAATCCGTTAACGTACAAGATCAAAACATATACATAGGTGAAACCATATGCCTCAACGGCGAAAAGCTCACGTTTAAACAGAACATTTCCGCGGATTTGGCTGCACAAGCCGTGTCTAGGAACATTCTTTCGGCCATCACGACCAACAAAATGGCGAATGAAATCATCGCCAAGGGTGAAGCCACGGCCGCGTCCAAGGCCGGTGGCGCCGCAGAAGTGATCGATTCCGCGGGTACTGCCGTTGCCGGTGTTGTCGGCGCAGTGACCGGACCAGCGAAATATGCTATGATCGCACTCGCCGTGTGCTGTTGCATGACCGTGATAGCCATGATTGTACTCGGTATGTCTCCAGCTGGTCAAAAGGGTTTGAATAAGGGTATCAATGCCGGTATATCCAAGTTTGGTAAAAGATAAATAATCATTTTTGTTCTCTGTGGTGTACTGTTACCACTAAAAACAAAAATACATTTACAAAGTTTCGAGGTACGCGATGAGCTTTTCGCGGTCACCAGACTTCGCGAGTGGGATGATCCGCGCGAGCTTTTGTTCATCCTTTGTCTGCTCCTTCGCGAGTCCGTAAATCACGAATGGGTTGATAAACTTACCCTCTGGAGCGTCACGCACGTATGCGACGGCTTTGGAATCACCGTCTAGGTTTTCTCGCATCCTGATAGAAGCTAACCACATGACGACGACAATAATAGATATGACCAAAGCTACCGTATTTAACCTATTGTCTATCTTCATTTAAGATACATATAGAAATTAATTGAGTGATGCACCACGTGGTTCGCTTTCATTTCCTCGCATAGCTTTAAATCGACCTTCTCTAGCGCGAGCGGCATCTTTACGCCGGCGCTCCCTCTTCCTTTGTTCGCGCTCCGCCTCCCTTTTTTGGCGTCTACGTTTTCGATCTTCTTGCATCTCTCTGAATCTATCACCGATTTCCTTGTATCCTTCCTTTGTACCCATTGGTAACAAGAGGGCTACAACTAGCAATACGAGGACGATCAATACGACTGGATTAACTTTCTTCATTTACAGTATATAAAGAAATAAATTTCCCTTAAGTAAATGATACTTAGCATAGACGTAGGTATACGTAACTTAGCTATTTGTCAATTTAATGAAGAGTCAAATCTCGTCGCAAACTGGGATGTATCCGGTGTACCGCCTGAATCTAAAGATGGTATATTCGTGTCGATGCGAAATCACCTCGATGAACGACCGTGGGTCTTAGAATCAGATGTCGTCCTGATAGAGAAACAACCTGACCGAAACAAGAAAATGAAAATGGTAGAAAACTTTTTACATGCATACTTTGTCATAAAATCTCCTAAGTCTGAAACTATCATTTACGATGCTAAGTTTAAGATTCCAGATGTATGTGGTCCAGGTAAAGCACAGTATCTCAAACGAAAGAAAGTATCTATTGAAAGATGCGAAGCATTTTTAAATGCCAATTCCATTAACGCTCATTGGCTCCCAATATTCAAAGAGTCCAAAAAGAAAGACGATCTCGCAGACACGGTGATGCAAGCCATCAGTTTCACGAAGCGTACGGAGCCTCTCAAGAAGACTGTGAAAAAGAAAGTCATTCCGAGAAGACCCAATCAAAATCAAAAGGAATCTAAATACTCAAAGTCTAATCTCGCGTGGATTTACCTTAACAAACCCGAATGTGAATGTCTCGAGAAAAACAAACGGTTCATGAAAGACTTGAGAAGATACTACAAAGACATAGAAGGATTGAAAAATGATTTAGACGAAAAATATCTAAAGTAAAGTAATGCTCAGATATGCGGCAACATTCAGAGAACTCCCACGTGTTTTAGAAATCCTACACAAAAGAGGTGAGAAGGTCATCGTCGATTACGCGAGAGAAAACTGTAAATTAAGAGACGCGTTCGAAGTCATGCGTACCACAGAGAGTGTCATCAAAACACTCCCACCCGAATCTATGTGCGCCATAAAACTCACAAGTTTTGGTTCGAGGGAGTCTAAATCTACGGCAAAGGACTGCGCACACTCCATCATAAAAACGGCGAAGAAACACGGTGTAAAGATTTGCATAGACGCCGAAGACGTGTTGTACCCAGACATATGTTACGATATGATGGCGGAACACAACACACGAAATGTTGTTCATGTATACAAGACCTACCAAATGTATAGAACGCGGGCGATGCAAGAACTTCTGTGTGACATGGACGACACACAAAAAGATGGGGTCATGCTAGGCGCAAAGCTCGTGCGTGGCGCCTACTTGAGAACACAAGAAGGTCTGTTTTCAAATAAGGCAGACGTAGACAACGAGTACGCAAAAGCGATGGCGTACTCACTCGTGTGTCCACACGTACACGCCATCATCGCGACACACAATGAAAGGTCTCTTCGTTACGCGACGAGGTTTGACAAGGATCAATACGTGACCGCGCAACTTTTAGGAATGGGTAAAAACATAGGTATCGATTACAGATACGTTCCGTTTGGAAACATGATAGAACTCACCCCCTATTTGCTAAGGCGCCTGAGAGAAAGGATGTCGTGGAATTAAAAAGTTTAAGGATACAACGTGTTTAAAACGCAGATGTCATTTGAGCTACTAGAGGAATGTCTGGAATCACATAGTGTCTCTGAGATAGCCAAGAAACTAAATATAGTGTCAGGTACAGTAAATAGATGGATCTTGTTAAAAGATGTTCCGCATAATTATGAATTTGATTTACTCAAAATACTTGGGAAGAATATAGATTACGGTGAGTATACACACAAATCAAAGGATCAATTTTTTACCCCACCGAGTATGGCAATTAAATGTATCGATACATTCTTTCATGTCACGGGTGTAAAACCAGATGAATACACGTTCATAGAGCCATCTGCGGGAGATGGAAGTTTTTTCAATGCACTTTCACACAAAAAGATAGGTCTAGACATAGAACCAAGATGTGAGGGTGTAACCAAATCCGACTTCCTAGATTGGACTCCACCAGATACATCTTTGAAGTACGTGGTCATAGGAAACCCACCGTTTGGGTTAAGAGGACACATGGCACTAAATTTCATAAATCACTCACACGCGTTCGCAGATTACGTGGCTTTCATATTACCACAGCTATTTGAAAGTGATGGTAGAGGATCGCCTAGAAAACGAGTAAAGGGGTACAACCTCATTCACAGCGAAAAATTGAGTGGGATGTTTCATATGCCCGATGGAAATGAGACTAAAATAAATGGAGTTTTTCAAATATGGTCCAAACACACAAAAAACGAGGAATTCGAAATAAAAAAGATAGACAGTGAAGATGTGTGTGTATACTCCATATCAGATGGAGGTACCGTAGCGTCTAGAAGAAATGTAAAAATGATAGGAAAATGTCACGTGTATTTACCATCTACATGTTTTGGTGAAAACAATATGAAAGTATATGATACATTCGATGAATTACCGGGTAAGAAGGGGTACGGCGTATTTTTCAAACGAGACGTCGAGTCTTTTGTTACAAAAGCTAAAAAGATTGAATGGTCTAAAGAGAGTTTCAAATCGACAAACTCAGCTTTGAATCTAAGAGCGTCGATAATTCATCAATTTCTTCGATGACGGATAACGGTTGGATCCGAGATTTGAGCCACGGCCCAAATGCGTCGTCAGGATCACCGTGTGCGATCCGTAACGTTATCTCAGAATTAATACCTCTGTCAAGTACGCATACACTCGTGTCAAGTTTGAATACATCGTTGGTTTTCTTTCTGGAATGTGCCGTGCGCTCTAATATGGGATGTTTGGTTGTCAAATCATAGCAGTCAATAATAGTAAAGTATGTGTCATGTGGTGAAATATCAATAAATATCCAGAATTCTGGGGAATTTTGATTACGTAAACACTCATGCTGGAACGCACCGCTTTCGCCCATTCTGGCCGTCTTCACCTCGACTGTTCTACCACGTACTAACATATCATAATCCCTATTATCACCTTTTTTAGAGATATTCGTATTACCATCCCATTCAACGTCTACGCCATACTTTTTGCAGAGGTTGAATAGGAGCGCCTCGCCCTCAAATCCGATCGCATCAGCACTCATTTTACGAATACCTTCGAGTGGCGAACCATCCCATACACTCTTCTTGGTTCCATAAAGTTCTATGCGTGCGCTCAAAAGGTCAGAGATGCTCTCCATTCTGTTACTAAATACACTCGTATCATCTATGACTTAGGTTAACGAATTAAAGATTTAACCCGTTGTATAAATAATCATGCAGAAAGATGTCTTGGATCACGGATTTGTTCGCCTCGTGGACCACATGCCTCAACAAGATTTGGATGCGGCCATCGTACAATCCGCCCGAGTCTCGTATGGAGATGGGACTAAAACCTCAAGAGGAGATCGGGGACTTATTCGATATCTCCTTAGACACTGGCACACCACCCCCTTCGAAATGGTGGAATTCAAGTTTCACATCAAAATGCCCATCTATATCGCTCGACAGCATATGCGCCACCGCATGGCCAGCATCAACGAACTCTCCGCCAGATACTCCGTCGTGCCGAAACAGTACTACGAACCCGACATTCTACGCGGGCAATCCAAAGTAAACAATCAGGGCTCAGAAGGTGTCGTGGATGTCGGTGACGAATTATCCTCTAAAGTTTCTGAAAAGCTCAACGAATCGTTTGAGTTGTACCAGGACCTTCTCGACAGGGGTACGTGCCGGGAACAGGCACGTGGCAACCTCCCACAATCGACGTACACGGAATTCTATTGGAAGATCAATCTCCATAATCTCATGCACTACCTTCACCTACGCATGGACGAACACGCACAAATGGAGATTAGGGAATACGCGAACGCAATTTATGAACTCGTCCAACCACTCGTCCCCGTCACGATGGAGGCGTTCAAGGATTTCCGCGCGGATGCGATGCACTTAACAGGCCCCGAAATCAGAGCCATCGCCACGGGTGAAAAGATTGAATCACCGGGTGAACGTAGAGAGTTTGAGGAAAAACTCAAGCGACTTAATATTAATTTGTAATGGAATAGTAAGATGAGTAACAAAGCAATCAAAGATATACTCTCAAACATGGGTCTCAAAAATGAGAACATGATAAACAGGGAAATACTCTCACGTATGAGGGAATATAACAAGATAGTAAACAGACTCAAAAGAGGTGCCACGCTCCCGAGTGACAAATCAAAGGCGCCCACGCGCGCGAAACTTTACGACAATTACATAAATCAAGGAATCGTGTTTAATAAACCAAAGAGAAAGGAAGTCGTCGATCTCCTATTGAACTATGATAATCTACGCAAAAATGTGCGAATTTCTGATGCGCGTCGTATGTACAAGGGACACGATATGATAGAGAATTACATGAACAACACCCGCGTGTTAAGTGTGTACAAGACAGAACTCGTCAATTATTTGGCGCAGCTGTACCAGTTTCTCAAACTTTATAAACGAGACTCTCCATCTGTAGAAAGAATTCTAGATGTCATAGGCATAAAACCTTCACAATTTGAAAAAATTCAAAAGAGTGACGAGGCACTCAAAGCTCTCGAAAAGCGCGTTAAAATCATGAAGACCATAAAGAAGAGTAATAGTGGTAATTTCTCATACAGAAATAATAACGTTTCATTTTCAGGTCTCTATTTAAGTGATATGTTAGACCGTATAGCGCAAATTAATTTGTAAAATAATAGTAAGATGAATAATGTCGCGAATGCACTCGTATCTTTGAAAAGTAAACGAAAACGCGAAGACCCCAGAGTAGGTCGCATCGTCAACTCGATCATTAGTGCGAGAATCACAAACAGAATCAAATACATCAATGCGTCTCCGTACATGACACGCGAAGAGAAGAAGTTTGTGCGCGACAAGGTGAGAAACGAAAACGTGACTTTGGATCATATAAAAAAGTTTGAAAAGGCCGTGAAGACACAAAAAATGATAGCGTCTAGTAAATTCTTAAAGTCGGTTTTTACACCGAGAAAAAATGTCAAGAGATAATAAATGTTTGTCATCGCGACCTCCACTCCAGCTAACATAGCCTCCATTCGCAAGAAGTTCAAGAAGTATGGTAAGAAAATGAAGAAGCAACGCGTGGATGATTTCACGAGCATCAGAGAAAAGCTTTCCGAAATCGCGGAGGGTGAAAAGATTCGTTCCCGTGAGATTTTGGAAAGCCACAAAGCTTTCTTCGTCGAAGAAAAGAAACCAAAGGAAGAGGTTTCTATCGACTTTTATGAGAAGTAAACGCGAACCACGCACTCAACGTAGATAATAATATAAACGCCGGTAGGTGATCCACCATGTTCCCAGCAAACACCGCAGACAAAACACTGTATTGCGCGTACCGCATCTCTTTCCTAGTCCTCTCTAACGAACGTTTCATGGATGCTCTGGATTCTTCCAAACCCAGAACAGCCGTACTTATGTTTCGTATCCTCGAAGGCATCTCCAAAGATGTCGAAAACATGTCTTGCACATCAAAACTGTCTATGAATTGTTCGCGTATCATGGGTTCCAAGTATTCGTAGTAATTGAAATTTTCGTCTAGTTTTATACACGTACCTTCCACAGTAGAAAAGGCCTTGGCGAGATACACGAATGACGTAGGAATTGTGAATGGCTTCTTTTTGGCGAGAGATAGGAGTATTTCGTCGTCCAATACATCATTTTTAAAAGCACTTACGTCCAATGTTTCTAAATAGTTCAAAGTCGTTTTGAAAAATATTTCGATATCACTCGTATCGGATGTCGTGGGGACGATCACATTGAGTCGTATCAGCGTGTCGACCATACCTTTCGTGTCCCTGTTTATGATACACTTAAACAGGTCTTGGAAACCTAGCTTAAGTTCGTCGGATATGTCTATCACGAGCCCGAAATCGTAAAACACGAGTTTCCCATTTTCCGAGAAACCCAAATTTCCCGGATGCGGGTCCGCGTGAAACAGGCCTTTCTCCATAGTTTGAATCACGTAAGATGTTATCAGGGCTTCGCATATCTTTTTGGGGTTCACTTTTTCGTCACGAATCTCCGTAAACTTATCGGATTTCACGTACTCCATGACTATCATGTCTTCCGTACAGAACTCATCGTACACTTTTGGGATCTTTACCCATTTCACACCTTTGAATGCCTTACGCATTTTGTGTGCGTTTTCCATCTCCTTCCCGTAATCCGATTCAGACAATAGATACTCTATGGACTCCTCGAGTACCTTACCAGACGTCGCACCCGTGTCTATGCCCACCCGTTCTAAAAAGTTTACGACGTCCACTATGTTATCCGTGTCCCTCTTCATGATGTCATAAATATCCGGTCGTTTTATCTTTACCACGACTTCGCGACCGTCTAACAGTTTAGCCATGTGTACTTGTCCTATGCTCGCGGATTTAAAAGGTTCGTAGTCGAACTCCGAAAATACATCGTTAGTGTTTACAACATCTTTTACACGTTCCATCTCTATCGGAGGGACATTATCCTGTAAAGATTCGAGCTCCCGCGTAAACTCTACAGGGTAAAGATCTGCGCGCGTTGATACAATCTGGCCTAGTTTTACAAAGGTCGGACCGAGCTCTATTAACTGATCTCGAGTCCACGCACCCAGTTCGGACTGATTTTTTACAAAATTCTTACGCCACAAGAATTCCGCGGCAAACTTCCACGTATTACGTTTCTGTTTAACGCGCGTTGGTATTAATTTTATTGGTGCACATGTCCGCATCCTTACTTTATGAAGATATTTTATTCTTTAACGTCATGTCGTTATACGGAGTACCGTCGGGTAGGTAATGTTTCGTGATGTATGTCATTCGTTCGGGGTCCCAAACAGTCTTGTGTACCAAGTGTACCTTACTTTGTGAGACGGTTCGTCGACGCATGTCTGCTTCACACCCGACGGGTTCTTTACCTTTGTAACCGGGCACGACAGTCTTACTCGCCGCGCGCATCACGTGGTAATTGTATGCTCGTGTTAATGGGTTCATCTCTAGACATGGTTCGAGCTTTTTCTTTAATAGAATTTTTTGGGATCTCAGAAAAGTTTTAGAAAAAAAAATTATTTTTTACATTTCTTTTTTCTAAAAAAAGTTTTCAAAAAAATATTTTTTTTATTTTGTTTTTTGTGATAGAAATTTCTTATGAAAATAGTATAGGTATATATAAATCAAACCAAAAGACGGAGTATATATAGGAGGTATATCTAAATCATACCTAAAGTATTTTTTATACATAATATTTCTCATAAATTTTTAGAAAAAAAATTATTTTTTACATTTCTTTTTTCTAAAAAAAGTTTTCAAAAAAATATTTTTTTTATTTTTTTTCTGAGATACTAATAAAAATGTGGTATATTTTCGTGATCCTATATGTTTCCTACTTAATACTTGGTCCACATTGGGAATCTAAACTGTTGGAAAGGAAACCTCTATTGATCGTTGACAGCATGAAGGAACTTGGTAGACGTTCTATATTCATATCTTACGTTTCACTTCTGTATACCGCGTGGTTCTTGTATCGTCCATCGTACGCCACTGCCATCAACGCACTTCTGTTATCGGGTGGGGCGACGTACGGATTCTACACGAAGTATGGACCGGAGAAACCAATACCCATGCACGTGATTCTCAACGTGTTTCTACTCATCATGTCCATGGAATACCTAGACTTTCAAACACTCTTGACCGTGTCCCTCCTCGTGTTTTACCAACTCACGCGGAACGCGTTGTATCTTCCGGCCTAATTGAATGCACTATTTAGTTTATAAGTTATATTTACGAATTGTTTATAAGTTTTACCAGAATTGTAATATTTTTTGTATTCATTCATAAATTGTTTCATTTTTATTGAATGCTTAATTGGTTTATACATCATACGGTTCGTGTTTGAATCGATTCTGTTCATTATGTATTCGAGTGTTTCATAATTCATGATATTTTTGACTGGAACGTTCGTGTTATACAACAAATCTACGATCTTCTTTTGAATATGGAATGGATAGTTTTTAAAATTTGACACCAATTCTCGAGTCACATTTATCTTTGGTCTACTTTTTAGTTGATTGGTTATGATATTTTTTATATTTTGTGGTATGTTAGGTATATTTTTTCCCTTTCTTTCTATTTCATTAAGAAGTGATAGTGCTTTATTTTTTCCCAACAAGCCTTTTTCTTTCATTAACGTTTTAGACGCATTATTATTAAGTTTTTTATTTATTTCTTTCAATTTATTGTAATTAGTTTCATACTTTTTTTCATAAACGGGTGTACGTCTACTACCTGCCACGTGTTTTTTATCATATTTTTTATAACTTTTTTCTACTTTCTTTTTTTGTGCGTCCCTCGCCTTTTGTAATTTTTTGAGTTCCTTTCCAGCTTGCATTATAATATGTGTATATTTTTTTGGCATACTATTATAAATGCGAGTCCACATCGTGGGTGCCGGACCCACAGGCATGTCTGTCGCGTGGGAACTTCTCAGGTCCACCGACCACGAGGTCATCATATATGATCGCAAACCATCGGCGGGTGGTTCTTGGTGGGAACCAGAAACAGAGACCCGTGATTTACACGCACACAGAATCGTGTTTGATAACGCATTCGTAAACACCGATAGTCTTTTCAGAGAGATGGGAATCGAATGGGACGACGTGTTTCAACCCGCGAAGACGGATGTTTACAAAACCGTATTCAGAAATTTAGGTATCAAGGATTACGGGGTTCTCGCCTCTCTCGCGGGACGTGTGTTGGCGAGGCCTACTAAGTACAAGTCCATCCCACTCAAAGATGCTTTGGGAAACATGACTTCGAGTGGTGAACGTCTGATTCAAACGCTCACGTTTATCATGGACGGAGTTGACTGGGAGACCATGTCCGCGTACGAGTTCGTAAAAAGTTTCGACCACGTGGGCATGTCTAAACAGTACACACAGAGTGTATCCGGAAAAGTGATGAGCGACGCGATGCAACAGGCGCTCTTGGATAACGGCGCGACATTCATGTTTAACACACACCTCGAGTCTGTCGAGTACCTCGAGGACGGATACGAGGCTAAATTCAGGGACGGGGTCACCATAAACGACGGGTTACTCGTCTTGTGTGTAGACAACAGTAAAGCACTCCAATTGGTAGGTGAGAATTGGGGCGAAGACATAACAAAGAAGATAGGTCCGAGCACTTACGGGTGTATTAACGTCTTACTCGACTACGACGAGCCCATACGGATACGCTCAGATTTGGAGTTCGGTATGGAAACACCACTTCGTTTACAACCCGTGGTTCTCGCCGATGGTAAGACCATCTCGTGTGTCGTGTGTGAACTCACGGAAGACGTCTTAACAACGCACCCAGATGTACTCACACCCAGTGTGATTCAACAACTCGGTGTTCCCGAACCGAGGAATGTACGCATAGGGTGGGGTGCCGAGTGGAAGGATGGTCGGTGGCACTTCGAACAGTCTTCGGGTGTTTTGAGTCTTCACGGACAAGTACCCTTCTTTGGCGAAAACAAACACGTGGCGCTATGTGGAATGATGTCTCCGAGATACACGCCGTACTCGAGTATCGAAGCGGCTGTGGAGGTCGGACGTTCATTCTGCCACGAACGATTCGGGACCCGTTACCCTTTACAACCCGTGTTAGTCACGCACATTCTATTCATACTTATAGCTTTAATTTTAATAACGATATATACCAGAAAATCATGATTCCAATAGAGGGCACGGTATACACACCCATGTATGATTTCAACTCTAAAATGTACATACGCGTGGAGGTCGATAACAGAACTCGTGATTACATACACGGTCTTCAAGAGTCTAAGTCTAGATTCATCATAAATAAAAATCGAGTGGACGATCCACTCGAAGGGAACGTCTTGACTATAAAAGTACCTTTCAGATACAGACGTGTGATGTGTACCGTCGAAGGTGACACACCCGTACAATCTCTAGCTAAAGGTGACAAAGTGAAAATGTCAGTAAATTTTAGTGGTGCTTGGAACGTCGCAAACCATAGTGGTTACGCATGGGTCATTAAGACGATTCAGACTCCTTCTCCGGGACATCAATCTCCTCTAGACCAGCCTCCTTAAATCCCAAGAAGACACGAAGACTTCCTTGTAGTCTATAAATTTCTTGATGCAACTTTTCGAGATCATTCGAAATCTTTTCAATATTCTCTTCCACGTTAAGAACGGGCATGTTTCTAGTCTATTAAAGTTTTTACCCTTTAATACATTAGAATGCTCACGCGGAGTGGATACATCGTAAACAATCCACCTCCAGAAATAAAAAAGGAGCTCACGGTAAGGGCCATCGTCAACGATGATTTTGGCTTTCCTCCTCCCCCTTTCAAGGTATTTAGACCAACTAAGAACGGAATCTGCGTTCCAAGATACTACGGAACTAGTAAACTGGGAGAACCAGTGGAGGATAAGCGACCTGTGCCTACACGAATTTCTACCCGATTCCATGGAACTCTCCGGGACGCCACCCATCAGAACGCCGCACTTGCTGCGGCTATTGACGCAGGTCACGGGGTCCTCAGCCT